ACGAAGTATAAAGACGGCATCGAAAAAGACATGACCGGCAGGCCGATTACGTTTTACGTTTGTGGTTATGGCCGGGGCGGTCGCATTGTTACATCGTCTGCAAAGCCGATAGCGGCAAAAAATATTTTGTATGTGACTGAACCCGACCGGCCTAGTTCTTTACGCGGCGTTCCCCCATGTCAAGCAACGTTTCCAATGCTTCACCGAATCAATGACATTTGCGATTCGGAGGCGATAGCGTGGCAGTTGCTATCCAGATTGGCGTTGTCGATTACGCGGGCGAATGCCCCTGAAATAGCGTTTGGCGAATCGAATACAGACACAACGGCGGCTGGAACTGAAGTTGCACAGCGTGTTTCAGAGATGGGTTATGCCATGATATTTCACGGTGAACCCGGGGAAGAAGTCAAGGGGATTGAACGAAACATACCGAATCAAAACTTTAGTGAATCGCTTTTAATGTTCCTGCGTTTGCTTGGATTGCCGTTAGGCTTGCCGCTTGAGGTGATTCTACTTGACTGGACAAAATCGAATTACAGCCAGTCTAGGGCGGTCTTAGAGCAAGCCTACCAGATTTTCCTTGGCTGGCAATATCTGCTTGAAGAATTCTTTCTGCGTCCTGCTTTTGAATGGAAGTCCCGGGAATGGATTACATCGAGATTGATTGAAGTTCCCGACGGCACAGAATCAATCAATCATGAATGGATTAAGCCGACGTTTCCTTGGATTGACCAGTTAAAAGAGGCCCAGGCATACGGGGCTAAACTTGACAGGGCTTTCACAACGCACGCGATTGTCTGCAAGTCTCTTGATTTGGAACGCAAGGACGTGATTGAGACGCGAAAAGCTGAAGTTCTTGAGGCGATTTCAATCGCCGACGACATTAAGAAACAAACGGGGCGTGATGTTCCGTGGGAAATATTTGCAGGCTTAGAACCGAATAAGACGGCGACGCCTGCTGTTAAAGAACCCGTGGAGGTTACAGAAGATGGACAACAATCTGTTGACGATGCTGAATGACCGTCAATGGTTAATTGAGCCTAACGCATTTATGAAGTTGAAAAGCGAACTAGAGCTTGCGGCGGCAGGTGTGCTGTCGGCGGCTGTGGCTACGTCACACAATAGATATACGATTGATGGAAGCACCGCGATAGTTCACGTTGTTGGGTATCTGATGCAATCAGTTCCTTCTTGGATGCGGAAATATGGCATTGAAGCTACCGGATACGATTCTTTAATGGCAGAGCTTACGGCGATTGCCAACGACCCGGAAATCAAAGACGTTGAGATTGATTTTAATACGCCTGGCGGTGAAGTATCTGGACAGAGCCTAGTTGCTAACGCGATAGCGGAACTGAATCAGGTCAAGCCGGTTAAAGCAGTTATTACAGGTATGTGTTGCAGTGCGGGTTATTGGTTGGCAAGTCAGTGCGGGCATATTTCGGCCGATGAAAATGCGACGGTAGGTAGTATCGGCGTCTATTGTGTCATACCCGATTATTCCAAAATGGCGGAAGATGCTGGAATCAAAGTCAATCTTATAGCGAGTGGAAAATACAAAGGCGTTGGCGTGGCGGGTGTTCCGGTGACGGATGAGCAACTTGACGATTTGAAACGTAACATTGACACACTTGCAGACAATTTCATTTTGGCTGTTTCACGTGGAAGAGATCGCCCTAAATCTGAAATCATGAATTTAGCTGACGGCAGATGTTGGATTGGCCAAGAGGCTGTCAGTGTTGGTTTGGTAGATGAAATATTTAAGCGTACTATTATTCAAAAACAGGATACTTTCTTAGGAGTTTTAACTATGGCTAACGAGCCTATTGATGTTCAAGCAATCGCGGAAAAAGCGAAAGCCGATGAACGCGAACGCATGAACACGTTAAAGGCGGCTTTCCCGAATGATGCGGAATATGCCGCGAAATGTTTTGACAACGGGCTGACGGTTGAGGCGGCTAAGGCGGCCTACTGCGACATTCTGGCCGGCAAGCTGGAAGCGTTGCAGAAAGAAACCGACGAACTGAAAGCGAAATTGGCGAAAGCCGACGAGCTTCCTGCCCCAGTGGCAAGTTCTGCCGACGACAAGACCGGCGACGACTTTATGACCGTTGCCCGTGCGTTGGCAAAAGAAAAGAAAATTACGTTAACCGATGCGATGAAACGCGTGGCGAAAGCTGAGCCGGAATTGCACGCGGCTTTTTTGAAAACCAAGTAAACCAAAATAAGGAGCTTTAGTTATGGCTTACACGAATGACGGACCTATTACGATGACGACTGGCGAGGCGTTGGCGGCTTACAGATTGGTAAAGCCATCGACGACTACTGTAATTTATGCGGATGCTGGCGATGAGCCTATCGGCATTACGACTGCTGCTGCTGCTAGCGGTGCTTCGGTCACTCTCCGAGGACTAAAAGGCAATATTGAGATTGTCACGGCAGGCGGCGTTATTTCTGCTGGTGGCGCGATTTACCCTGCCAATGATGGAAAAGTCAGTGCCACTGCTGTCGGAAAGCAAATCGGCTTTGCATTGGGTGCTGCGACTGCCGACGGCGACCAGATTAGCGCTGTTGTTTGGGGAACTGGTGGAGCGGCTGATTTTGCGGCAAGCCGTCCGAGCGTTGCTGAATACTTCGACGACTTCTTTGAATACGACCCGACGGCGACCGTTGGTAACTTTGTTGTAACAGAGGACGCCGGGGCTGATGTTGGCGATGCTTTGGACGCGACTTTGCCGAACGGCGTGCTTAATGTCGGATGTGACGGCGACGACAACGACGAGTGCTATGTTGCGACCATCAACAAGATTACCAAGTTTCAAACCGACAAGAACGTTTACTTTGAAACCAAGGTCAAGCTGACCGAGGCGAACACCGACGACGCAAACTGGTGCGCTGGTCTTTGCTCTGTTTACGCGGCCAATACGATGGTTGACAACGGAGCAGGCATGGTCACGACTTTCGATGGCGCCATGTTTTATAAGGTTGATGGCACGATGAAAATCTACTTCATCGTTTCCAATGGTTCGACCCAAGGCACGCCTCTTGATTGTGGCACGTTTGTTTCTGGCACGGAATACACGCTTGGCTTCAAATATGACTACAACGACGGGAAAACTGCCAAAGTCACTCCGATTGTGAATGGTGTTGCTAAGGCAACGCAGGACTTGACGATTGCCGGGCTGGACGCGTTGCTTCATGCGGTTGTCGGCGTTAAGGCTGGCGGAGCACACGAAGAGGGCCTCAAGGTCGATTACATTCTGTGTATTACCGAACGTTAATTCTAACCAAAAAATATAAGGAGTACAAATATGCCTATTCAACAATCTACGTATGCAACGCCTCGGCTTGATTTGGGCGAAGCGTTTCTGGAATACAATCCTGATGAGATGATGTTTGTTTCTACGCAAGTTCTGCCTGTGTTTGGCGTTGCGAAGAAAGCAGGCACGCTGTCGGTTGTCACACGCGAGAATCTCAAAAGCGACACTGTGACTCATACCAACGGTGCGGCTTACAATCGCGTCAATCTCAAAACCGAAGATATGTCGTATGCCTGTCTCGATTATGGTCTTGAAGAAGTTTTGACCGATGACGACCGCGAGAATTACGCGAGCGATTTTGACGCCGAAGTTGAAACCGTCCGCAACATTCGCCGGAAGATTTTAACTGCACAGGAAATTCGTGCTGCCGCATTGCTTTTTAATACAACCACGTGGACGGGTTCTGCTCTTTACACCGACAATTCGTCTAATCCGTGGGACACGATTACTACCGACATCATCGGGCAGATTCAGGACGCTAAAAATAAAGTGCGGCAGAACACTGGATACATAGCTGACTCTATGTTGATTGGTGCTGTGACGTTGACAAACATCCTGAAGAACACGGCGATTATCGCTCGCACTGCGTCGAATGCGGCCAACACGTTGCAGGTCATTCTGCAAAATCTGGCGGCTGTTTTTGGTTTGCAAAACATTTACGTCGGCAACGGCATTTATGACAGTGCCAAAGACGGTGCGCCGTTTTCCGCGTCGGACATTTGGTCCGACGATTACGCTTTGATTTTCAAACGCACCGGCCCTGGCTTGAAAGACGCCGGGCTTGGCAAGACGCTGCTTTGGACTCCGATTACCAGCGAAAACGCGGTAATCGAGCAGTACCGCGAGGAGCAGGTCAAGGGCGATGTTTTCCGTTGCATTCAGTTTTCGCAGGAAAAAGTTTTCGACCCGTACTTTGCTCATCTTTTGAAGGTTGATGCTTAATAGCATTTCACCGGGGGGCGGGAATTAGCCCGCCTCCCTCTTTTATTGGGAGACAATCAATGGGACGTGTATGCCTTTTGAATTCGACCGGCACTGAGGTTATTCAGCCTGCATCCAAAACAGACATTGACACTATGAGCGCAAAGATAACAGCCTGCAATACGGAGGCGGTTGTTGTATCGTCAAGTGCTCTGCCTACCGGAGCAGCTCTTGAGTCTGGCGGCAACCTGGCGGCGATAGCGGCAGCGGTGAGCGGGGTTGAGCAGATAGAAGCCGGCAACAAAGTCGTTGCAGACACAGGGAC